GATGAGTTTGTGTACCATCTAATGTACCTGTAGTACCAATACGATATTCAGCATTAACACATTTTTCTAATATAGATGTAAGTGATTTAGCTTTAAAATTATGTGCTTCATCACCAATAACCATAGTATAGTTTTTAAACCATTCAATACCTAATTTGTAAATCGATTGCCATGTTGTTATAACAACTCTTTTATCAATATTATATCTTTCTTTACCGGAATATATTCTATGACAGTTGTCTTGCACACTAAACTGATCAAACTGGGAGTAGTCATCGAAGTCAGAATATAGCTGTTCTACAAGGGAAGTTGTAGGTACAATGATCAATATTTGACCATTTTTGTGCATTAAATGGTGTCTTATGGCCATATATATGATCAAACTTTTACCAGAAGCAGTTGGAGATAGTAATAATGACCTCTTTTTTTCCAACGCACACGAGAGTGCATCTAATTGATAGTCCCTAGGGGTTATATGGTCTCCTTGCACGCTGAGTGCAATCTCAGACAATAAACCATTTATATCAGGTGTAACCTCGGATTTTGATTGATTATAGGTCGATAAATCAATTTCTAGCTCATATTGTCTAGAATCTGCAAACTCTTTTATATAATTTAATAGACCACCATATAATGTTTTATATCTTAAATCAAATAATCGAATCTTTCCATCCCACATACGATTTCTATATGATGGCATAAATTTATAACCAGGCACATAGAAACAAAAATGTTCTGCTAATTCTTGTTCTATACTTGGTTCAGTTTCGATGTATAGAAAAACTTCGTTTTTCTTTTTGACCTTAATGATTTCCATTACATGCCGCTAGTAAATTTATTCCATTCAATTATGTTTTTAATATTTTGATGACGCCACTTAATATTCTCTAAAATTTCTTTTAAAGTATCAATAAGTTCTTGAGTATATTGCATCTTTGCCTGATGCTCTTGAATTAGTGGATCTGCATCGTAAAATCTATCCATGTCACCTTTTAAAACTGTAAGACCATCGAGTGGATCATAATTCCATCCCAATTCTTCAATTTCTTCTTTACTTAACTTGCCATTATAATGCAACCATTTGTTCTTAAGTAGTACCTTAAAGTCATTATCTAGCTTTTTGTATTTTAGCTTGTTAATAGAATATAGTTCTAGGTATTTAGAATGAAGTTTAGCAGAATCTCTTGCAGATTTATCTAAATCCATTTTGTCGATAAGACAATCTTTTTTCCACATTTCATGTATTTGTTCTAATGTATTCATAATTTTTCCATAGTATATAATTTTATTTATATTATATTATACAACATATTTTTATAAAAGTAAAGGTTTACTTAAATTCAAAGTATGTGTATTTAAATGAAGCCGTAGCTTGCAAATATTCAATCTCGGTTTGTTGCGTAGAAAATTCTAGTGCTGACAACGTTGTTGGAAATAAATCTCTAAATAATATTTCCTTTGTTGTATTATTGTGACTTGATAATATTAATAATGTACCATCAATCTTACTTTCACCTAAAGATACAATGTCATGTAACCAATTGTATATTTCAAGATAATTTTCCATATTTTCAGTTACATTAAATGTAACCTCTAAATTACTAAAGTTAAGTCTATCTCCACTCATTGCTAAATTAGATCCTTTATATGGTGTAGGACTTTCTGCTAATGATAAATCGGGTAGAGATACTGAGGTACAAAAGTATTCAATATTTTCGTATTTGTCAGAACTCAATTTTAATTGAAATCCAACGGGTGATAAAAAATTCTTATTAGTTGTAATAGCCATACTATTATTTATATGTTTTAAAAATTAGAATATAAAAAAAGGGAGACCGAAGCCTCCCTTTCCATGGTAAGTTATATAACTTATACCATGATTCCGTCAACTCTGAAGATTCTGAAGTAAGGATTACTTCTATCTGAACCTACAGATCCGTCGGTTGCTACGAATGGGTTAGCTACCATGCCATATCTAGTTTTAAAACCGATTCTTGGCTGGAAGTCTTCCTCACCGATTGCTTTAACCATTGTTAAAGGCACGTATGGGCAGTAGAATACACCTGCGTCATATGGGTTAGCACCTCTGAAACCTACTGTTACGTAGTCAGGATTTGTACCACCAGCATATGGATCAACGTAAACTTTAAATCTACCGTTAAGAACACCAGCAAATGTATTACCGGTATCGTCAACGTTAAGTTGTGTTGATAATGCAGGGCTATAGTCTAACATGCCTGAAGCTGCTAATACTGAAGCAACATCTGAAGAACAGATAATGTAATTACCTTTTCCTCTTCTTGTTTGCTTAGCAATAACGTTTGCTTCTCTTTCGATTTGCATGATAAGACCTTTTGCTCTTTCTGCCAACCATCTTCCGTCTGAATCTGTATTCATATTGAAGATACCTTTAACAGCAACAGAAGCTTGAGCTGCACCTAATTTAGCAGTTCTGTTAACAGTCCTTACAATCTCTCTGTTGATTTCCGCTAGGATTTCAGCTGAAAGAATATTTGCAAGTTCTGCTTCAGCATCAAGACCATGAATTGCTTTAAGATCTTGTGCAAGTTCCATTGTGTACTCAGCTTTTAGTGCTCTAGACTTAGCAGTAACAGTAACCTTATCGATTGAGAATGCCATCTCACCGAAAGATCCACCTGATCCACCAGTTCCTAGTGCTTCTGCAGCTGCAGTTGAAAGACCACCAGCAAAATCAGAAACGATTTCACCAGCTGTTTCACCTGTACCTAAGTTGTTATCACCGTCATCAACAGCAGATTCTAAACCAGATGGTCCAGCTTCTTGTGTTACTGATGCGTTACCTGAGAAAGCTGTATTAGCTTCATCAAACAATGCTTCAGTTCCACCTTGTGTTGAATACTTTGACTTCATTGCAAAGATAAGACCTGTTGGTCCACTCATTGGCTGAACGCCAGCGATATCATATGCAATCAAATTAGGCATAGCTCTTCTTACCAATGAGATAAGAACAGGGTTAAAGTTATCGATGTTAGAGCCAGTTGCGTTTGCAGCGGCGTCCTCTCCAAGGAAAGTACCCCTTACTGCTGCAGCTTCTTCTCTAGCAGCGATTTCTTGGTTCTCTAATAGTCTTGCTGTAACAGCTTTTTTATGACTATCTTGTATATTTTCTAGATCAGTGTGTTCGAGAACAGGATTCCACTTCTCCATTAGTTTTGCGTCTGCGTTAAACATTTTTGTTTTTCCCCTATAGACTTAATTTATTTACTAAATTTTGAAATAGCTTGAGTATATCTAGCCATTACATCACTGACATCGGCCGGAGCCTCATCAGTACCAACTACATCTTGTACTTCATCTTTAGCTTCAACAACTTCTTGTTTAAAGTATGATTCTTTAACAACATTCACTTTCATTTCGAAAGATTCTGCGTCATCAAAATCAATATCTTCAACCAATGAAGCAAGTTTTTCAGCCTCTGTTAGTGCAAGACCAGAAGAAGCCTTTCTTACAATATCCGCTCTCTGTAAACCAGAAACAGATTCAGTAAGTTTGATGTTATCTTCTGTTGATTTATTTAAGTTTTCTTCCAGTTCAGAAACTTGAGCAGATAATTCATCTACTAAGTCCACTTTACCTTCAGGAACTTCCACATAATGTTCTTTGAACACCTGTTGTAAAGAAGTCATGAAATCTTCAGCAATTTCAGTCCTAAGACCGTTATTGATTGCAACTTCATTTTCATCCATCCAATTAGAAACAACATAGTTAAGATATGAATCTACCTTTTCTACTAATTCTGATTTGATGGAAGTTACTTCCTCTTCTAAGTTTGAAACATACTCAGATTCTAGCCTATTTTTTTCTACAGCAACTTTAGATTTTAAAGCAGCTTCGAAAACTATAGAAGCTTTCTCTTTGAATCCATCACTTAATGTAGCTTCTTCAGCAACTAATGTATCAAGATCTTCTTGATAATCAATATGACTTACATCAACTGATTCATTTGGATCTTTAACAACCTTTTCAGGTTCTACATCAGGAGCTAGAATCTTCTGCACTTGTGCATAAATTTTCTGAGCTTGTTCTTTTTTAGCCTTTTTGACCATATCATGAACGCCTGCCATTAAAGCAGCTTTAGTTTTTGGCATTTCGACTACAGGTTTTTCGTCTTCGTCTTCATCTTTTTCAGAATCTTCCTTGACATCTTCCTCTTCATCGTCATCGCCTTTTTCTTCAGCTTCTTTTTTAGCTTTTGCTTCGAGAATATCCTCGTCTTGAACTTGTTCGTCTTCAACGAGCTCTTCATTCTCAAGCTCTTCAGCATCTGATACGTCTTCGACTAGTTCATTATTTAATTTAACTTCGTCTACTGACATTTTTATTCTCCTATTAAGAATTTACAAGTTTAGAGAGGAAATTTTTAAAAGCTTTGATTTCGACATCTGCCGATCTCATATTCTTTGCTTCCTTGATTTCAGTCTCAATTTCTTCAACATGCTGTGCACAAAGAACGCCATTATTCCATACCCAATCAACACCTTCCATAACTCCATTAACAAATGCTTCAGGAGCTGAAGGGTCTTGAACGATATCAACAGTGGATAACATAAAGTCATCTTTCACATACATGGCGCCGCTTTTTTGTACAAGACTTCCCATACCACGACTTGATACACCAAGCTTTACTCCACCTTCGAGTAGACCTTCTACGATCTTTCCCATAGGGGTTTGTAAAATTGATGCCTTTCCTACAACATTACTTCCTTCAAATCTGAGATCAGTAATCTTGTGCGAAACTTTATCTAAATTAATGGTAGGACCTTCAGGGTGGTTTAGTTCCCCAACAGCTCTACCAGTATTTACTTGTTCTTTTACATATTTTTCTACAGCTTTTTCTAAAATAGTTCTTGGATAAACTCTTCCATTTCTATTTTTAGAATCAGCTTGCATGAAAACGCCTTCTATTACAAGGCTTTTCTTTCCATTAACTTTTTCTGTTATGACATTTAAGTCACTTTCTATATATTCTGCAATTAGCTTCATATTTTTTCCTGTTACATGAACATATCATTTAAATCACCTAATAATTTTTTTAGGTCATTTTTATTTTTAGGAATTTTAAATCCTAAAGCTTTTAAATCTTTTAAGGGCATATTTTGTTGCCCTGCATTTTGTGATGCACCGGTTATTTCGTATGACACACCCTTTTTTGTATCAAAGGTAGCTGTCATGTGGTCACCATCGGCACCTCGAGGTAATTTAACTTTTACTGGTCCAAATTTGGCTTCATCTAATTTTTGCCTTATTTCGACAAATGTTAACATTACTCTACCTCTTTTTTGGCTGATACTCTATCTTGTATAGTTGATGCTAATTCAATTTTCTTAGCATCTAAAGCATCTGAAATTTTTCCAGATATTAAGGCATCAAAATCTTTTCCTGCCTTAACATTTTCACCATTTTTAATATTATCTATTAAATTTTCAATACTCATTTTTGTAGTCCTCGTTTATATATTTATAAAAAATTATATGTCAAGATCATCATCTCCTTCGATTTCACCTGACTTTTTTTCCGCTTCAATTTGGTCTTTAATACCAGCAATCTCATCATCAGATTGTCTTAATATTGTTTTTCTGACCCACTCATTTGAAATATATTTACCTACATATTCATCCATAGTACTTAACATTTCAAATCTTTCTCTAATTATTTCAGATTCTTTTAACTCTGAGAAATAATTGTCTTCTAGATAATCATAAGAAATATTTTCTTTTAAGTTTTTCCAATCATCTTTGGTAATAACACCTTTTAACATCAACTGAGTCTTTAACAGTTGCATGAATATATCACTAAATCTATTTCTTAATCTATCAATAAACTTTTTAAATTTAACTTCATCACGAGATATTTCAGTAGCTCTTCCTAAGTTAAATCCTGATTCTTGTTCTAATCTATTTACTGGTACATTTAAACTTCTATATAGTTTCTTTTGGAAGTATAATATATCTTCGATTTGCCCAAGGTTTTCTCCTCCGGGTAATGTCGATATTTCTGTACCTCTACCACCTTCTCTACGCGGTAGGAAGAAGTCTTCCAACATTGACATATGTTTCTTATCATCTTTAATATCTCCAGTCTTTGCGTCATAAACCAATTTATTTCTATATTGGTTCATTATATTCTTTAGATATTCTTCCGCCTTACCTTTTGGTAAGTTACCTACATCAATATAAAATATTCTTCTTTCTGGAGCTCTACTTATTCTATAAATTACTAATGCATCTTCCATCATTCTCAACTGATTAGTTGGTTTGATAGCTTTATGCATATATGAAAGTATTCTTTTTCTTGCAGGATCTAAAACACCTGATGTACAATATGCAATTGCATCTGGATGTATTTTTATACCCTCACCTGCTCCATCTTTACCTTTACTAAATACAAAAAACTCTTCTTGTTTCTTAATTATTGTAGCTCCAGTCTTTTCGTCTTTTTCTTCTTCGACCTCTTTAACTTTTCTAAGTTTAGTTGGATCGATATATCTTAATTCTTGTATACCTTTTTGTGGATTTTTATCATCAATTAATATATGATATGGTAATCTACCGTCAATATACCATTTTCTGAAAATATCGTGTGCATAACTATTAAATCCTAATAAACTAACAACATTTTCGAACTCTGTCTTTATTGCAGTTTTTATCTTAGGTGAAGCTTTAACTTCATCTAAAATGATTTCTATTGGAGCTGACGAAAAATCACCTACAATAGCTTCATTAATTATATCTTCAACAGCAGCATCACACTCGGGTTGTGTTGCAATATCTCTATACTTTAGAATGAGATCTACTTCATTTTTAGCACTATCACCGTCAATATCAATGTATTGACCAAAGTGACCGCCTGTAGATATTACACCAACACCATCTTCATCTGTTTTAGGAACAAAAGAGGGTAAACTCTGATCATTACCTTTTCTTTTGATCTCGAAACCAAAAAATTCTGCCATATTTATTTCCTCAATATTATTGGAGGGGATAACTCCCCTCCTTTAATATTATTTATATACCTTTAAGAAGTGGTATTTGATTCCCAATATTGTACTTGCATTTCAACTGTGAATTCTTCTATCTGATTTTCGTTATCATATGATAGTTCAATAGTTGATAAGTTTGTTGGGAACACGCCTCTAAGATCATAAGTCTTAGTAACTTCACCTTGTTTATTCAACTGCTCAATAATCATATCAGCTTGGTAATCTGTTGGATTACTTAAGCCACTATTATTATTGTGCTCGTTAATACCATTCATCCATCTTTCAAAAGAGTTTCTTACTTCAAACCCTGTGTCATTAATTACTGTTAATGAAACTGGTTCAAATGTTCTGTCACCAGCAACTTGTAACTGTCTGCCTCTGAATAATACAGGGACTGGAGCCACAACTGATGATGGGAACTGAGCACCCTTAATCATGAATGATGATAATTCAACGTCACCTTGAGCATATGATGGGAAATTACATGTTACCTTGAACATGTTGGAACGTGCGCCACCTCCTACGAGTTTTGACTTAAAATCGTCTACGCCTAAAATTGCCATTTTAATCTCCTATTATACGCCGGCGATTTCTGAGAAATCGACACCGGTTCTTGTTGCTATAAAGTTTAATGAAATGAAGTTAATAGATCTGGATGGCTTGATAAATATATCAGCCACAAATTTATTAGCATCAATTACCTGACCTGTGTTATTTGTTGTATCACAAACAACTTTAAAGTCAGTTATACCTCTTCTACCCTTAACATCCCTTAAGAATGGTTCTAAAAGATTTCTGAATTGAGCTCTTGTAAATTCATCATTGAATTCAAAAAGTTGGCCTTTAGCTGCTGTGCTAATTGCCTTCTCAATTACTATAAACAATCTTCTAACATTAATTCTATCAAATGCGCTAGGTTTTGCCAATAAAGTTTTATCGCCAAATAACATTGTACCTTGTCCTGGGAAAGATACTAATGGATTAACCCTTGCTTTGTAAAGAGTATCTCTTTCTGCCTTGTTTGGGTTAATAGCTAACTTTGTGACACCTAGAAGTTGTCCTCTTGTAACTCCTGCTGGGCTAAACCATGCATCGGCTACGCTATCTGTATTTGCACATAAACCTGCAACTATACCAGCTGCTCCGATATATCTTTGTACATCGTTATATTTGTCATATACGTATACTGCAGATGAATCAGCTGAAGCATATGATGTTGATGGTAAATCACCAACCCAACCTGCTACATCAGCTACTGATCCGCCTTCCGCTGAATCTTCAATCGGCGGTGATACGAATGCCATACAATCCTTTCTAGCTCCTGCTACAGAAATTAGCTTTTCAGCTATATTTTTTGCACCATTTGCATCTGGATATGCGAATAATAGATTTACGTCTACTGTTTCGGCGTCAGCTAATTTATCAAATCCTGATGAAATTTCACCATGTAATGGTGCGTTATCATCTGTTCCTCCAGCTAATGAAGCTGAAACAATAGTATTTGATGTTGTAAAGCCTTGGCCACTAACAAAATTTCCACCTGCTGCAGATGTTGTTGGACCAGAACCAGCGTTGAATGCTGTGTTATGCCCACTCCACCATACATATTGTGATAAGTTGTTAATTACATCTTTGTAATAGTTTGTTGTACCATCTGATTTCTTACCTTGTGGTGACAATGATAAAAATGCGAATGTTTCTAGAACGGTACCTTTTTTACCGCTCCATTTTCCATCCTCATCAATAATTGCCACATGGACTTCATCATTTGTTGCTCCAGCTGCTGTCGCACTATCAGAAGTTACTGGTGCTGCGTCAAAGCTGTCTTTAGGATTAGGTTCGCCTGAGCCACCTGTCCATGCTGCAAATGAAGTTGCATTTGAACAAACATCGACCTTTAAGCTATTGCCTAATACGCCTGGATATTTTGCTACAAATGTTCCATCAAGTGAAAGAGTATCATAATGGTTTTCGTTTTTTACTTGTGTTGCTGTACCATCGGCCGCGTTTAAGTTGCCGGTTACAGCACGTACTACTTTGAGTGCATTTCCATATTTTAGAAATGAAGCTGCAGTCAAAAAGTATTTATAAGTACTGTCGTCTGGTGTACTGAAGATACTAGCTAATTCGTTTTCTGAACTAACCGTAATAACTTCATCTACCGGACCCCAATTAAATGCACCTACGAATCCACCTATGCTGGTAGATACCGCCGGTACTACGTTCGTTGCGTCAACTTCGTTGACTTGAACGCCTGGTGATACTTGAAATGCCATTTTTTCGTCCTCTCAATATGAGTTAGTTTAATAAGTTTTTCATAATACGGTTATATTCAATACTATTATTTATATAAAAAAGTATCTCTAGAGGTGATCTACCTCGAACCATACATTACCTTCCCCGTCACCAACTCCTTCTTTTCTATTTCTACCATCTTCTATTATGCCAAATGGTAGCATATCTTCTTGAATTGCCTTTAATTGTTCTCTATACATTAATTGTTTCATATCAATATTAGTTAAACCTTGAAATATATCTGTTGTTGTAAACCAACCAAATAGTACTAAATTCATAACTAAGTCATCATGATTTGGTGCTACTGCTTCAAATGAAGCACCTCTAGCTACAAATGTACACATTTCTGTAATAGTTTCTGCATCAACTATATGTAGCTTTTTAGATGATATAAGGTCTTTAAATGTAGAACAACCAATTCTTTTGACCCTTTTTGTCATGGTAGCACCAATTGCATTAGCTTTAATTTGTGATTCTACAAACATATTTTCATATTCTAAATCATAATATAACCCATTACAAACAATTGCACCTTGGTCATTACTTTCGACAATTGTATATGCATCATTATAAGTCCTAGCGTATTTGTATATAATATCAGGAAATAATAATGGTGATATATTATTATCTCTAAATATACAAACTTGTTTAAAAGGATTTACTGATGTATCAATTATATTAAATGTACTATAATCTTGACCTCTGCCCTTTGATACATCGACTGTCATTACATAATGATGGCCATCTTTTGGCTCTTCATACTGAAATAAATTTTCAGACCATCTTATAGGTTCTATAGCCTTTTGTGCAAGTAAATCATTAGCTTCAATTAATGTATTACCTCTACCATGGAAATTATTACCAAATTCTTGATCAAACTGTAATTCTGATGTATTCGCTACGGTTTCTTCTTTCCATTTATCATCTCTACCTGGAACATCCCACCAATCTACTCTAAAAGGTTTAAATTCATTTGTATTTGTTGTTGCACCTTCCCATATTTTATGATATACATTACCAACACCATTTGCAGTTGAAGCAATAATTATTTTTGTATCTTTACCAGATGAAATAACAGGATATGTAGATGTATAAAATTGTGCATCATTATCTATAAAAGCAAACTCATCTAGAAATAATAAGTTAATTGAAAGACCACGAATAGAACTACCTGATGTTGCTGCAGCAACAATTTTCGAGTTATTACTAAATTCTATTGATCCTTTATTTAAAGCTTTACAACCTGGTTGTAAAAAGAATGGCAAGTTTTCCAGAGCTAAAGTAATTCTACCTAGCATTTCACGAGCTACAGCACCCTTATTGGCCAGAATAGCTATAGTTTTTTCTGGATGGAAACATGCATACCATAACAAAAACACTACTGATGATATAGATTTTCCAGATTGACGACAAGCTAAAACAATATTAAACCTATTCTCATGAAAATGGTTAAACATTTCTTCTTGATATGGCCAAAGATCAAATGGCACTAACCCTTTGTCTAATGATATTACCTTTACATAAGTTCGTGCAAAGTATGCAGGGTCAATCATACATTTTTTGTATTCTATGACCTGCTCTTTAGAGAATTCACTTTCTATTCCATCCCGCTTTACTTGTGGATTTCCTAGATAGCCTTGATCAGTTATTGCCTTCGTCATCTATTATAATATCCTTACCATCATCAGCTGTCTTAAGTAATAATCTTTGTAATTCAGTAGTACTACCAACGAAAAGATTATTATTAGTCACTTCACGCTTTTTGGCTTCGCCAGTTAATTCTTTTTTATTTTTTTGTAAAGCCATCAATTTTTCAGTTGTATCAGCAATATCTTTTATTGACCTTGATAAAACTTCAAAAGCTCTAGGGTGTTCTGATTCCCGAGCTAATTCTGCAAGTACATCTAAGGATATTGTACCTGTCTTAATTAAATCTTTATATGTTTTTCTAGAAAACTCGTAATCGTCTTTTATTTCAATATCTTCAATAGATATTTTAGTTTTCTTTGCCGGCAAGTTTTTGCTCAGATTTTTATTAATCTTTTCTAATTTATCACTCATAACATACCTACGTTATACTTACATTCACTGTATAATTATCATCTTCTTTTGCGGTAGTAGGTGTAATTGTAATATCCATTTCTTCGAGAATATTCGCACCAACCAAATCTTGATTTAAATCTATATTAATTTCTTTTATAACACCTTGATCTTTTGTAGGACCAAAATACTTCATTTTCATATTAAAGTCTAATTGATATACTAACGCTCTTCTAGTTAAAAAATCGCCTTCGTAATCATCCTGTATGGCGACCGATGTTAATGTAATAGGAACATCTTGCTTATATGTAAAGCCATCTACAGGTTTAATTGATATAGTATATTCAGGTTGAAAGTATGGTAATATTTGTTCCATAATTTGCAAGCCATCGTCTTGATTTTTAGCCAAAATATATAATGACATACCAATATCATACGCAACAATGTGATTTAATGTTTTCTTTTTATTAGAATCTGATGCATGATTTTCTATAACTTTATTTCTTTTTTGTAACTTTTGTGTAGAATCTAATGATAAATTAGTTATTTCAAAAGCTATTCTAGGCAACTTAAGTGCCATTGACGCGTCAGAGCCAGTTGTGGAATCTAATCTAGCCAAAAACTTTTCTTTAGGTCCATAGGCTAACGGTACTTTAATTTGATTTAAAACATTACCGCTACCATCTTGTCTTATAACTTTTAAATTATTAAACAAAGTTCCAAAAATAGCTACAGCTTTTCTGGTTGTTGCGTGATAAAAATGGCCTCCAAACATTAGTATGTCTCCGATGGATCACCAAACGGATTTGATTCCGTAAAGTCTATAAAGTTATCTGCAGCAACTTCAAATTCATAATTTTTAGCTTGGTCATCAGCTGGGAATGATGTACTATCTGTTATACCATGAACCTTTGTAATAAAGCAGGTATTATTAGATTCACTACCTGTTAAACCAACTGTATTTGAAACAAAGAAATCCTTTGCTTCAGTACTACCTGTTACGCCAATACCTGATACACTTATTGCAGCTGCTATGTCTGAGGTTTTAGTTAAAGTTTGAATTTCACCATATACACTTACCGCAGGTGAAGTTGATATAACTTGAGTTACTATTTCACCTTGTGTAAAGTGATTACCACCTGTTACAGTAAGATCTAATTGTGTTTGCTGAGCATATGTAATTTCTTTAGCATCAATTTCTCCGACACCTGTTTCGAATTGTTCATCATTATACTCAAACAATGAGCATTGCATTTTAAATACAGGTAAATTAGATAATTGATAGAATGGTTGTTCATCTTCAATAAACATAATTTCGAAGAATGAATTAGACATAGGTAAGAATAATAAATCACCTTCTTGCGGTTTTGCATCTTCTAATGAATTATTCCAAAATCCTACTAAACTATTCCATTGTCTTCTTGAAATAATAAATGTTGCTTCATCTCTTATTTCTAAACCAAACTTATTATATAAATCACCGGATCCTTCAAAACCATCTACATTTTCAATATATGCTTCTATTAAATAAGCATCATCAAACTTAGACGCAATATCTTCACCCATTATATTATCCCTATTGACTAATGTCCTAGGTATGTAATATACATCTTGACCAAATATCTTTAAAGATTCAATAATTAAATCTTCATAGAGATTTTGTTCTGATTTTACTGCTTGTGAAAAATATACGTTTCGTGGCATAATTACCCCGTATAAAAGTCGACTGGTTGCTCCCAATTCAATCTAACTTCTTCTTCTAATTTCTGAATTTCTTCTCTTGCATCATCAAATAATTGTCTACCATTAAATGTAACGCCTCCAGGCATTTGCATACCTTCAAATTTTAATAAGTTCATACCCCATTGCATCTTTAGTAATGCAGTAGCATATTTCTTCAGAAAATAATCATTATATACATCAGTATAAGTATCTGGATTTAATATTCTATAGCATTCTATAATTACATAATCATTTACTTTTACTTCATCTGACCAATTCATATCAATTCTTAATTGGTTTTTATGTCTATCAAAACTGATATGTTTTTGATCGTTATCAATAACCATATCTAGTAATGATAACCATTGTTGAGTCATTTCATATTCAACTAATGACCCCATAAATCCTAAGTTATAAACGTCATTTAAATGCATTTGATATCTTACATCAAACATTGCATCGCCAGTATTTTTATTATCTCTCAATGGAAATAATTGAACAACATCAGTTACTAAATCATTCAATGGAATATATTGATTATCAATATCAACTTGCGTTATTTGATGTTTTAAATAAACTTTTTCTATTGCGTCAGCATGATAGTGTTGATAAAATTGAAGAGCTTCATCTATTCTATCACCTATTTGATCGTCATCTAAATTAATTTCAATAACCGGCGCGCCTAATGCTCTTAGACAATAATCTATTAAAGTTGATCTGCTATTAGGCTTTGCCATTATTATTCTCCACTATCAGCTGGTGCTGCTGGATCTGCAGATTCTTCTTCTGTTACTGCCCAAGGCATCTCAGCTTCTACAACTGGTGTAATTTGTTCATCAATTTGTTTTTTGATTTGTGCATTAATGTGTTCTTTATATGAACCCTCAACGTCTGCCGTAGCCTTTATCCATTCTAATACATTAACTTCAGTTAAATCTTCAAATGGGATAAATGTTTCAGTATCAACTGATGTAAATGGTGTCGCACCATTAAATACACCTGTATTATCATCATCATCAACACCAGTTTTAGTCCAATAAGTTTGAACCACTGCGTCAGTGTTACTGCCTTCCGTTGTTTTCTTTAAACCTGTAATTGCCCAGGTATATGTAATTGCCATTATATGTCCTCCTTCAAGGTGTTTATATTACTATACTATTTATAACTATTTAT